AACTGAGCTACAGACTCATAGATTTAGGTTCTAGTGATCAATTCGAACATTCGAAAAAGTACGTATTCATGCGGTTTAGAGAGTTTTTGTCTCTGAATCGCTTTTTTATTTTTCGCTAGATTTTTCGCAAAATCTTGACGTGGTCAAGTGCTATGAAAGGCAGGGAATCTATGCAAAAAATAAAGATGTCAAATCCAAAAAATCTAACTCTTAACCAAGCATTTGAAATGTATTTAAAAAAATGCAAAGTCAGAAACTTATCAGACAAAACAATCTTATCTTATAAGCAAATCAATAAAAGATTTTTTGATTTTTGCGATCCAAGAAAACGAGTGCATACAATCACAGAGGACACAATTGACGACTATGTCCTATGGCTTCGTGACGATGTACGAATCAAAGATGTAACAATCAACACTTATCTTAGAACTCTCAGAGCGTTTTTGTACTACTGTATGGACTGTGGCTATATGGAATCTTTTAAAATTCAATTGTGCAAAATCGAAAAACCAATCAAGCAAACTTATTCCGATGAAGAACTAGAACGACTCTTACAGAAACCAAATCTACGTAAATGCACATTTGCCGAATATAAAACGTGGGTATTCGAAAACTACTTACTTGCAACAGCAAATCGTATACGTACGGCATTAAATGTGCGTATCTGTGACGTTGACTTTTCAAGCGGTTTTATCGTGCTACGCAAAACCAAGAACCGTAAGCAACAGGTAATCCCTTTATCTGAATCCTTATCTGCTATCTTGCAGGAATACTTGGAAATTCGTGGCGGAGAACCAGAAGATTACCTCTTCTGCAATGATTATGGCAAGCAGTCAGCCGTGAGAACATATCAACAGTTAGTCCATAACTACAATATCAAGCACAATGTGAACAAAACATCATGCCATTTATTTAGGCATACATTTGCCAAGCATTGGATCATCAACGGTGGCGATATATTCCGACTGCAAAAGATTATGGGACACTCTACCCTAGACATGACAAAAGAATATGTTACATTATTTGGAAATGATTTACAGATTGACTTTGAAAGATTCAATCCACTAGATACTATAAAGAACCATGAACATGAAGGCACTCACATCTCTATGAAGAGGAAAGGACGGTGATCATTTGGACACATTAAAAAGAAGTTTTGCAAGAACAATGCAACGAGAAGGTAAAATTATGACAGCCGTGACACAGGCGCAGGATTTCAAGGTTGTCTTTCGCAAGAATAACGATGGCTTAGAAGATAGAGACACTTCCATTATATACTATCAAATAGACGCACCTGTGGGCGCAGGAACGCTTTTAAACTACAAAGGCAACTATTACATCGCCTTAAATAAAGAAACGGCTGAGAACGATGTATACTATAAATCAGCGATACAACAGACAGATGGTATCTTGAATCTCAACACAGGAACTGTCACAGGGCTTAGGGTTATTTGCACGAAAACGACCTCAATTTCGTCCGCAAGTGATGGGACGATGATTTTGTTGTCTGGTGATCTAGAATTGATTTTAGAGGACAATAGCGACGCTAAACGCTTAACAATAGGTGGTACGTTCAACGAGTACGGTGGCACTTACAAAATAAAGAACATCATGTGCAAGAATGGCATCTGTCACTTATATTGCGAACGTACAGCAGATGAACAACCAACGGTCAACTATCGACTTGTATTAGGTGCTTATGATAAGGCGTATCAGATTGGTTCCAGTACCGATTTGGTACTAGAAACAACTGCCTACATGAACGACCAAATAGTGCTTAACCCTACTATTGAGTGGACATCATCTAATAATAAGGCAGGAACGGTTAAGTTTACGGCAAGATGGAGAGAACACGATGTAGAGGTCACAACAGACGAAATTACTGTAACTGAGAGCGAGCCAGAGGTTAATCCATGGACGTTATCTATTACGAGTAGATACAGTAAAATGTATGTCAACAAAGACATGGTATTTACGTTTGTTACTAAGAATGATGGCGTAAAAGAACATCTGGATGGTCTACAGTATGAGATTACTAGCGACTATTCATTCACATTTGTAACAGAGAAATTTGACACAACTGCCAATACTTTAACCCTAAAGACAACAGATAATGGTGCGATTGGAAAGAAATTTACGCTTAGAGTGTATCACACTGCCAAGAAACTAGAAGCAACTAAGGACGTTACTGTGGAGTCCTTGATTTAAGTGTCCTCAGAACGAGGACGGTTGCAATGACCCTTTTTAGGGTTGTTGTAAATCCAACCTATGCAGATTTGCAATGGTTCAGATTTTTGGTAAAAAAACGCCAAAAATTATCTTCCTTTAAATTTTAAATACCGCTTAAACATAGTGTTTATGCGGTATTTAAAGAATCAATTTCGTGGACGTATAGGAAGAACAATTTTGGTAAAAAAACGCCAAAAAAGTTCCCACTTTTATTTTTCGACACCGCTCAAACCCAGTGTTTATGCGGTGTTCGATACTTGCCAATCTTGTTGTAATAGGGAGACATGAATATTTAGACAAAAACGTCCAAAAAATTCCTTGGTTTTATTTTTAAAGGGACGTTAAAGCCAGTATTTATAAGGGTTTTTTTAGACACCAATCTTGTTGTAATAGGGATACATATAGATGGCAGGATAATCTTAGTAAAAATCAGCCCAAAATCTTCCCCTTTAAAAAAAATACGTGCTTTAAATGCAGTATTTATAAGAGTTTTAGCGGTTGTGCTTCGTGGACATATAGGGGAGACAAGAATGTTTTAGACAAAATCGGTCAAAAATCGTCGACTTTATTTCAAAATATAATCACAAAGTCCTTATTTTAAGTCATTTTTAGATGATTCATTAAGTGGAACTATAGGAAGGACAAGAATGTTTTAGTAAAAATCAATCCAAAATTATCCCCCTTGCCTTAAAAATACAGTTACCAAATCCAGATTTTAAGCCATATTCTGACGATCAGTTAAGTGGAACTATAGGAGAGATGGTAGTAGAATAGTAAAAAAGAGTCAAAAAACTTCTCCCTTGCTGCAAAAATAAAATAACAAAGTCCTTATTTTACAAGGGTTTTTAAAGATTTGTTAAGTACAACAATAGGGAGAACATGAATTTTGGTAAAAAAACGTCAAAAAACTTCTCAGTTACCTCTCAGAAACTATCAAAAAACTCAGTAAAATAGCCAATTACAGACGATGTGCTAAGTGTCGGTATAGGAAGAACGATGTAACGCTATCAGACAAAAATAATTGTACCGTATTTGTGGTACATTTATTACTTAAAAATTACAATGTACCGTATTTGCGGTACAAAAAAAGTCACTATATGGAGAATGGGGTATCTCTTAAAAGACGCCAAAATACAAAATGTTAGCATTTGATATTGGTCAAAAATGTACCGTATATGCGGAACAAAATTTTTGCCAATTTTAAAATGTTCCGTATATACGGAACACGAAATGTGTCTATAAGGGGGGCACATATATTTTGAGAATCGAGAAAATTGAACTTTTGATATTGGTCAAAAAACAACCGTTTTTTTCGGTTAAATATTTTTTTAAAAATGACAAACAGCCGAAAAAAACGGTTGGTGAAATGTGTGTATAAGGAGAGGCAAAATACAGAATGTTAGCATTTGATATTGGTCAAAAATGTTCTGGATATTCAGTTCAAAAAAATGACAATTTTTCAAATGTACTGAATATCCAGAACACGAAATGTGTGTATATGGAGAAGCATATATTAGACATGTAACGCTATCAAATTGCCAACGTGGACAAATCAAAATTTGGCTAAAAACCTAGTGTTTTAGCGACTTTGAAAAATGGAAATTATTTACAAGTCCCGTATTTACGGCACAAAATGAAATTTGAAATGTGCGTATAAGGGGGCGCATATCCCCAACATAAAAATGTTCGTTATTTAATTCAAATGTATATAGACGTAGCAGGGGTTACCAAATCGGTAACCCTTGAATCTTAAGGTGGCAAAATGCCATATTAGAAATCCTAAGGTCGTAATCTGCGACGTTAAACACAATTATATAAGGAAGAAAGAGATCTATCAATTGCGATAGGTCTTTTTTGATACAACAAATTAACACAACAAAACAGGGGCAACAACAGATGGAACTGCAATTGCAGGGCTATATAGATTGCAACTGGAAAGGAAGTGAAGAAATGCAACTAGAAACATTAAATTTATCTGAAGAACAACTTGCAGGCGTACAACAGATTCTTCAAAGTGAGGGCGATAGGATCAGAACAAAGTATTCAAACGAACTCAGAACTGTAAAAGAAGAATTAAAACAATATAAACCTGCGCAGAAATCAGATAGCGAAATTCAATTTGAAAATCGTATTAAGGAACTCGAAGCAAGAGAACAGCAATTACTCGCAAAGGAACGTCAAGCAGAATTATCTACTAAACTTAATGACCTTGGCTTACCAACAGAGTTAGGACAGTATCTGAATCTTGGCGAAGATGTTGACGCAGGATTAGAAGCCGTGAGTGTGGCGATCAATGGTTATCTGTTAAACAATGGGAACAAACCCACCAATCATGGTAAACAGCAAGCAGTTACCAAAGCCGACTTTAAAAAGATGTCCTACGGAGAAAAAGCACAACTTTTTCAAGACAATCCTGAGTTATATAAAGCGTTAGCAAGATAATTCCCCACATCTGGGGAAACCACGGAACTTTTGCGCTCGTTAACCCGAGGGAACTTTTGCGCTCGGCTCATACGGTTTTCGGAAAGGACAAAGGAGTGGATTACAATGCACTACAAACTGCGATTAGTCAATTAGGATTTCCAATTGTCATGGTCATTGCCATGGCTTTTTTCATATGGAAGTTATGGGAAAAATCGCAGACACAAAACGAAAACAGAGAAGAAAAATTATATTCGGTCATCTCAAAGGCACAAGAACAAAACGAGAAATTATCTGCCACCAATGCAGAGTTCGTACAGGTGCTTACATCTTATAAAGATGACTTAGATGACATCAGAGAAGATGTCGCAGACATCAAAACACAAATTAATAACAAATAATATAGGAGGAAAACATAATGGCAAATATTAATAACAATTCTACAAATGCAGTAAACAAAAACATGATCATTCCAGATGTTTATGCGGAATTAGTCAGAGAAAAAATCGAAGGAAAAGTAGTTATCTCTCAGTCCGCTAAGGTTGTTAAATCTTTAGTTGGTAAACCTGGGGAAACAGTTAGCATGCCAAAATGGGCTTATATCGGTGATGCAAAAGACATTACAGTTGGAACTGCAATGGATAAGACAGCGTTAAAGCAGACAAGCACACAGGCAACAATTAAGATGGTAGCCGCTCCTGCTGTATCCGTTAATGATTATGACGATGCAGTTGAGTTCGGTAACGCTTTAGATGAAGCCGCCAAACAGCAGGCAATCTCACTTGCCAGAAAACTGGATACAGATTGCATTAATGTTGCGCTGACAACACCTTTAAAAAGTCAACTTGCTACAAAACATCAGATCACGTTCGATGAGATGAACGCTATCTTAGGTCTTTATGGAGATGATGCTAACGCAGAAGATTTTGCAGGAATTTATATTCATAGCGCATTTGTCCCATCTTTCCTTAAAATGGATGGATTTGTGGATAAAACAAAGACATTTACTACAGATGGCACAGGTATTATGCAGAATAACTTATTAGGTTATTTCAGAGGAATCCCTGTCCTTGTAACTGACAGATTATACGACACAGCGAAACATGAGGGTTATATTCTTACAATTAAAAAGGAATCTATTGGTTTAATTCCAAAAGAGAATCCTTTTGTCGAACCTGCGAGAGATGCAAGCACAAGAACAACTACTGTATACTGCTCTGAATACTATGCAGTTGCACTGATTGATGACAGTGGAGTTGTTGTGGCAGGATCAACTGTCACTCCAACAGTAAGTGAATAAATGAAAGGAGCAAAGAGATGCTTGGCGGAGATAGATTAAAGTTTTTAAGGATTTACCACAATTTAACACAAAAATATATGGCTGAGTGTCTCGGGTGCTCGACCAGATGGATTAAAGGCATCGAAAGATGCGAAGTGATTCCAACCGAGAAGATGTACAATGATTGGTTAAACTGCTGTTATGGCTTATTGAAGCCACGAGAGGAAAAGAAAACAAGCAAAAAAGCCCGCGTCAAAAATAACTCGGTCGACAAATAACTGCTGTGCCCTGTCTTAGGGCATAGGGTAATTATATTTTAGTTTCAATAATGATTTTAATTTTAGTTGGAGAAACTTGAAAATTAGCAACCAGAATTTAACAAATGGAGAAAGGAAGGTGAGTAAGATGTATAAATTCTTATTCACTTTCGTATTTGTTTGCCAATTAGATGGGCAAGGTGTTGATTCATCTTGCTCACTAATCGGTGACAGATATGAAGAAGAATCAAACAAAGAATTTACCAACATGGTACAAAGATACAACAAATAAATATCATGCAATTTTGACGGACGACATTGACTCATTACTATCTTGCGCAATCTTAAAGCAAGCAATGGGATGGAGTGTTGAAGAAATATTTTTATTAAAGAAGAAAGTAAAAGGACATGAGGGACAAGACCTCAAAGGAAAAACAAAGAACGCCACACAGTCAGAAGGAATTGGCGTTGATCTGGCATTGCACAAAGGCAAATGCTTCGATAATCACATCACAAGATTTTCAAATATTGATTACAAAAACGAAGAATCTATTAATCCAAATCTTATGGAAAATATCACAAGACAAAATTACACAGAGAAATATGCAGGGTCAACAGTATTACTACTTTGGTCATTGTACGGTTTACAAAAAGAAGGTTTGACAGATGAAGCAATGATGATGTTGCTTGCAATCGACAGCGCATTTTTGGGATATTACAGTTCAAGATACAGACAATACATCAAGCATTATCTGGTAGATGTATTAGATTTACCAGAATTTTATCATTGCATCGAACGGCATGAAAAGGAAGAATTTTACGCAATCCAAGACAAATACCGTCTCAGAGAGAAGATTACATTGAAAAAAGGTCATGTAATCACAAAGATTGATATTGATGCAATCAATGATATTCTTCTATGGGATACTGACACAAATCTTCACATTGAATTGCCACAGGATAAGTTTTATTCAGATAAATATTTTATTGACGTTGTCAAAGATATTTATGGTAAAAGGGCGAAGAGATATGATGAGATAATCCCACAAGAGCCATATTGCTATGCGCTCACTAAGACAAATTTATTAAACTATTCAATCGAGGTGAAGGAATAATGGAATATACAAGTGATGACAGAATTGTAATACATAATGGTGATCTGACAAACGAATTATTGCGCAGAGGTCATCATATTGTGCAAGTGCGCCCAGACAGAAAGAACAAAATCAAAACAATCTTCCTCTTTGATGGTACGAAAGAATTAAAAGAGGACTTGCTTAATATAGCAAGAGAGGAAAGAATAGCATTGAAAAAAGAATTATTCGCATAACTAAAAATTTGACCACGAAGATTGTTCGTAGACCAAAATTTAGGTATGAACAATCTTCCTACCAAAATTTTAGGTGCTAATAATGTTAGCACTCAAAATCTTAACCGCTAATAATGTTAGCGGGTCAAATTTAGGTCAGTAATCGACAGTTTAGCGGACTAAAGTTTTAGGTACGAAGATTGTTCGTACCAAGAATTTAAGTGCCAACAATCTTGGTACTCAGAATTTAGGTATTACTAATAGTAATACCAAGATTTTAACCGTTAATAATGTTAACGTACAGAATTTAGGTCAAGTTACCCTCAAACTGGGGGCTACTAATTATTCAACAAAACAAATACAAAACAAGGAGAACAAACGATATGGAACGTAAAACAGATAACAAGATTATTTTTAACCAAAAACTTGCAGGATACCTTATGATGCAAGGGTTCATCTTAAAGAAGATGGAACGTAACGAAAAATGTCCAGACAAAAATGTATTTATTTTTAGACAATCAGAGAATCTGGAAAAGACAATCAAACAGTATTTTTCTAAATAATTAAACATAAGGAGAACAAACAAATATGGCAACAAATACAAAAAAAGTAAGCAAAAATACAAGAGTAAGCGATTTAATTACAGTTGAAGATATTCAGAAATGGGAACCAGATGTACCTGTCATTATTGAAGCGGGTACTGGCGTTGGCAAATCATACTTTATAAAGAATACCTTATACAACATTGCAAAGGAAGAGGGTCAAAAGATTCTCTTCCTCATACATCGTCGCAAGTGTGTTGATCAATTTATGATGGAAATTGAATCAGATGGAAAAGATGATGTCATAGATATTGTTACATATCAGAAGTTTTCCATGCACAAACGATGCAGTGACTTTGACGATGAATTCAATCCCTACGATTATGGCTACATAGTATCAGATGAGTACCACTACTTCACAGAAGATGCAAGTTTCAACGACACAACAGACGTTGCATATGACATGATCATGGAATGTCCTACGGCAGTAAAGATTTTCATGAGTGCGACAGGAGAGAATATTGAATCTTATATGCGAGATTATCTCACGGATAACGCCCAGAAATTAGGCATCAGAGAGAACATAAAGCCACTAAAATACAAAATACCTACTAATTGGTCATTCATTAATCAGTTGTACTTCTTCTACAGAGAGGACGGTTTTAAACGTAAGGCAGAAGAGGTCATTTGCAAAGGTACAAAGGCAATCTTTTTTATTGAATCAGCCAAGAAGGCATACGAATTATACAAGCAGTTCGAGGACAATGCAATCTTCTGCTGTAGCGAGAGCAATAAAGATTATGCCAAATATATGGACAAAGAGAAGTTAAATCAGATGCTTGAGAACGAGAGATTCGAGGAAAATCTACTTATCACTACTGCTTGCTTAGATGCAGGCGTTAACATCAAAGATAAAGACGTACAAGAGGTCATGATTGACATTCGTGATCTTGGCTCACTGATCCAGTGCATGGGCAGAAGACGTATCGGCAGAAGGAAAGACAATGGTGCATACTCAGAGAAGATTGACGTTTATGTTCGTGCGAGAACCAATGAACAATTAGGCGGTATGGTCACACAGATTAAGAAAGATATTACACCTGCGCAGTTCCTTGACTTCAATGGAGAAGAGGAATTTTACAGAGAATATCCAAGATTTAATGCTAACGTAGACAAGAGTGGAATCATCTATACTGATAAAAAGGATAATTGTTTAAAGGTCAATGAATTGATGCTTAAGAAAAAAGAGAGCGATATCGAACTCTACAATAAGATGATAAATCTCAGCGACTACGGATATTGCACATATCTTGCTGATAAGTTCGAGAGAACGCATAAATACAACAGAACTCGTGAAATTGAGAGAATGAGATATGAAATTTATGATCCAGAATGTATTGAAATTATGATCAAGTTGGCAAGATATGCAAGTGATAAAACAGAATTTTGTGATAAGTCCCAGAAAGATAAACTCGTACAGGAATTGGCTATTCGCAAAGATAGACGAATTGTTAAAACCGCAAAAACGATAAATGAACGATTATTGCAGATGGGGATACCTTATAAGATAAATGAGAAAAGAACAAAACGAAAAATTGATGGTCGTAGTAAGGACGTTAGATTGTGGACGATAGTTAGGGCGAGAGTATAGGATCGTCGTTTTTTGTTAATATTACTGGACTTTTTGTCATTTTGCGTACGAAATTGTTACGATGCTTCTATATAGGGTCGTAACGAAAACGTACGCAAAATGACAAAAAACCCTCATAAATACTGAAGAAAACGACGATTTTAAAAAGAAAAAGTAATCTTCCACATAAGGAAATTGCGCTTGCCGCAATTGACAGGAAGCGAAAATAAGCGAAGCGTTTTTTGCGTGTTTATTGTGTTAATAGGCATCCATACTGACATATATTTTGTGTGGGTCAAATGACCACCCGTAGGAGTGGGCGTTTCGACCTACAACAAAATGTGTGTCGGATGGTGCCAGATAAGTTGTTGAGTGTAAAGGTTTCCTCATCATGTTGGGGGCAAGCCCCAAACCCCATGTAGCGCGATATCCTTTGATCGCTAACGCTCACAAAGCACATCACTTCCGCCCACTACAACCTACGGTTGCGTGGTCGATCAATACAGAACAATCAAAATCAAACAGAAAGGAGAAACAAATGGCAAAAAGTAAAGATAAAACATTGCTTCAAAAGATGCAGGAAATCTGCCCATATCACATTGCGAAGTATGTGCAATGGTATCTGTCAGACCAGAAAAAAAGATGCAAATGGGACGAACTGTGCCAATGTGATATGCAATTTAAAAGCAAGGACGGAACAAACAAAACAGAAGAATTCTGCGAGAACAATTGGCTCATTCGTGATGATGCTCAGAAAGCAATTAAAATATACATGAAAAATATGAGGACATTAAATACAATGCAGATTTACCAGAAGATGATGAACAAGGCACTGAACGGAGATGTCAATGCTGCTAAGTATGTTGAAAATTTCCACAACAGTGACTTCTTTGAAGATTCAGAGGACGAGTTGGACGTGTTATTATCTGGTATTAATATTCCTGCGCTCAAAGGTGGTGCGTGATGATCAGTAAAGCAAATGCACAAAAACTTGCTTGGCTGTGGCAAGATGAGAACAAGGTGGCTTGGATCGAATCTTTCATTAAGATTGCTGACAAAGAAGGAAAACTTGTGCCATTTATCTTGACAGACGAACAGAAAGAATTGGTACAAAATATGCAGTCAAACAACATTATCTTAAAGAGCCGTCAGTTAGGTATCTCTTCTATTACCATTGCGCTGTCTATCCGAGAGTGCGTGGTACATGAAAATACGACTTGTTTTCTGGTATCTCATAATCAATCAAGTTGTAATACTATCTTTGATAAGTTAAAACAGCAATATCACTCATTACCAGATATCATCAAACCGAAACTGATCGTAAATAACAGACAAGCATTATGCTTTGATAATGGTAGCAAGATTACTTGCTTGACAGCAGGTAATAAAGAGATTGGTCGTGGCGATACATTAAATGGTATCGTGCATCTGTCCGAGTTTGCATTTTGGAAGAATGCAGATAAACAGTTACACGCATTATCTCAAGCGGTCAGTGAATCTGGGCGTATTATTATTGAATCGACTGCAAATGGATTTAACAAATTTTCAGAACTATATATTCAAGCAAAGAACGGAGACAATAGTTACAAACCGTTCTTTTTTAATTGGATTAATGGAAAATCATTGTTTGCTAATCAGTACGAACAAGCCGTGGCTGAGTATGAAGCAAGAACGTCACAGAAGATTAAAGACATGGAACTTGATGAGGACGAACAGGAACTATTGAAAATGGGTGCTTCTTTGGCTCAGATTGCTTGGCGCAGGAAGAAAGTATCTACAGATGGACTTGATACATTCCAAGTAGAATATCCATCTACGGACACTGAATGTTTCTTAACTACAGGGCAACAGTTATTTGATAGCAAGAGAATCACGGCATCATTGACTACGATTGTAGAGAACAAGATTAAACCGTTGGCAAAGAAACAGGTCACAGGTATTCCTACTATATTAATGCCGTATCTTGGCAAGACGTTTCATATCTGGCAGTTGCCACGAATTGGAGAGAAATATTATATCGGTGTGGATTGCTCAGAAGGATTGGGACAGGACTACTCTACTGCTATCGTGTTAAACAGAGAAGGTCAACAGGTGGCTGAGTTTAGAAATAATAAGATCAAACCATATCAGTATGCAGATGTGTTAAATGCTTTAGGTCGATACTATAATAAGGCGTTGCTGACGGTTGAGAAAGCAAGCGGTGGACATAGTGTTATTGAACGTCTGCGCTATGAACAACATTATATGAACATGACAAAATACAAGACATATGATGAATTCCAGAGGACAATCTGGCGTGTCGGCTTTGACACTAACAATAAGACCAAATCTATTATCGTCAACGACTGCCGTGAATGGTTCGACAAGGGACTGATCCAAATTAAAAGCAAGGATATGCTCGAAGAGATGAAGGTGTTCGTTGCAAATGATAATGGAAGTATGGGCGCAATCAGTGGCAGTCATGATGATTTAGTTATGGGATTGTGCTTATGTATTCAAGGAATAAAGAATGGATTATGGTATCCATTTTAACAGTATTATATAGAAGAAACAGAACAGAAAGGAGAGACAACGTGGCGATTGAAGAGTATAAAAATAAGTATGAGAATCCTGCCAAATGGTTTGTAGAGGAAGTCAATCAACCTTATCATGTGAACAGGATTACGAAATGTATTGCGAACCGTGACTATCTCGCAGGTAGACATAAGGTACTTGGAAGAGAGAATTCTGCTTATAAAGGTAAAGAACTCATTACCAGAAAGACGATTTTAAACTATGCTAAAACGGTACTGAGATTCCATGCGACGTACTTACTTGGCAAGAAGGTATCATTTAGTGGTAATGAGAATACGATCAAGAATTTTAATGAAATATATAAATTAGGACAGTACGAGACAGTAGATTACCAGATTCTGGACAGAGTTAACAAGTTTGGTGATGCTTATGAGGTTGTATATGTAGAAGATGGAATCATTAAAAGTAAGGTGCTTGATAGTGGTGACTGTTATCCTGTTTATGATAATCGTGGCAGTTACATTGCGTTTATTGAAACATGGACAGATGTATTTACTAATATCACATTCTACAATGTTTATTATCCTACTTACGTTGAGAATTGGAACAATGATGGTGGATATCTACATATGGAAGATTCCAAGATTAATGTGTGTGGTCTGCCAATTCATTACCATAACTTCAATGATATGGACTATAACTTTGGCGTGAGTATGTTAACAGATATCAAACCTATCATGGATGACTTGGAAGATATCCTAAGTAAGATGGGCGACGCAATCTATATTAACAGTTTGAACCCGATGCCTGTGGCTGTAGGTCAAAGGATTGAATCAACGATACCTGCTGATGCAACAGGATATGTGATGAATCTGGATAACGGGGATTATAAAGTTGTAAGTACAACGATGGATTACAATACGATTAAGTTATATCTTGACAATATCAAGCAGATGTTGAATGATATCGCTTGCATTCCGAGTGTGTTAGGTAGTTCAACGAATATTGCAAATATCAGTGAAGTATCCATGAAGATTCTTTTTCACATGGCAAATATCAATGCAGATGAGACGAAGAAATGGTTGAACAAAGGGTTCCAAGAAAGGTTCAGAAGATTCCAAATGATCTTGAAAATGCAGGGTACTGAAGTATCAAATGATGTTGAGGTCGTATATAACGTAAATATGCCAGTTGCTACAACGGAAATGGTGTCTAACTTAAAAGCCATGAGAGAACTCGGTGCGATTAGTAGAAAGAGTGTCATGGAAAAGAGTGATCTGATCACGGACAGTGTTGCAGAATTGAAGAGGTTAGACGAAGAGAATGGTGCTAGTGGTAATGTAGAGAAAGATAAGGAACGGGCTTAATTTTAAGCGGGGCTAAAGTACCGTCTGGGTACTCGATTTGGGTACGCAGATGTTGGGTGAATACAATTTGGAAATAGTTGGGAGTGATACATCCAAAAAATTTGCTGTTCTATGGGCAAAAAATCCTTAGTATTACTAGGTTTTTTGATGGTTATACAGACATGACGTATAGATTGTGCCAGTATCACTGGAAATATCTTACAAAATCCATTTGATAAAATATCAGTATTTCAAATAGATTTAAAACAGGTAATAAAAGCAAAATTTTATGTCGATATTTGTGCCAATTATTTCCAAAAACAACGCTAGATTGGGACTCTAACGAAGAATAAGCAGGTAAATATGCACAAAAATACAAGAAAAATTTGTGCAATGTGACGATATTGCAGGCGATTACCCCTCTTTTCAAATATGGTCTCGAGGAAACACCAAAAATCCCCACAGCAAAAAAATAAGGACTACTCACTCGTAGTCCCTTCGTTTTCACGGCTTACATGGTCTTTCAATACCATATTAATATACTGGCTAAACGATCTATCATCTTCCTCTGCCATCGTTTTGATCATTTCAACCAGATCACTGTCTAATGTAATACTTACTTTCTTCTTTAATGGTTTCATATCCATACCTCGCTTAACCGTATCTTATCATATGGTAGTGCATTATATTGCTAAGTAGGATTAAGTATGATAAAGTAGGATAAAAAAGAAAGAGGTACGGAAATATGGAACAGATGAAAAGAGAAATCTATAATGAAATGATGCATAGTTACCTTGCAGAGGAATTAATTAAGGAAGTGCATGAACGCACAAAACTACTAGACGAAGATTATGAAGAATCTATCAAGATGCAGGAAAATCATTTGCAGGAATTAAAATCTTGCTTAAATGAGGAACAAACAAAGAAATTAGAAGAATATATAGGCGAGGTGTCGACAAATCATCGACTCCTATGCAGAGAGATTTATTTGCAGGGGATGAGAGATTGTGCCGATATCTTTTTCAACAAATAAGGAGAATCGAATATGGAATTATTACATACATTATTAACAATGCCAGGGCATGAGATTGTAACATTATTAGGATACATGACAATGGTATCTGTTGTCGTAGATAAAGCAGGCACAGTGATTGAGGTTATGGTTAAGAGACACAAGGAAGCAAAAATCAGAAGAATGAAAGAAAAAGCAGAGATATATAAGGATTTACTAAAGTGATTGATCGTCGGCAGATGGTTTGAAGCGTAGGATATCTTCAACATCACAATGCAGAATCATACATAGATCGTTAATTGTACGAGTGGAAATATCTTTGTTGTTTTTGAGTCGGCTCATAGTGCCACTTGAAATTTTATGTTTCTTGGTCAGAGTATACCAGTTTTCATTTGATTTTTCTAAAGTATCCCAGAACGGTGTGTAGTCAATCACGATATTTCCTCCTAAATTATTTGATATTAATAGCATATGAGATGTTTTCGGAATTGAATACGTTTAATAAAAGAAATATGTTTTATAAGTTGAATATATTCATTAAAAAGAATATAATAGATATGTAACTATTAATAAAATAACTATAGGAGGAGAGTATGAAGAAAATTTTAAAGATTTTATTAATTATGATGGTTGCTGTAATCATGTCGGGAAGTTTTGTTGGCTGTGAAAGTGAAAGTGGTTTAACGGAAGAAGAGTTTGACAAAGCGTGGGAAAAGCGTGAAAATGGCGAAAATTTATCAGAAGAAGAATACGACACATTGAAAAGTTATGACAAATGGGCAGAAGAGGAAGATAAAAAAGAAAATGGTCAAACTTATGACGAATGGGAATCAGAAGAATAGTTTAATGGAGAAAAATTGATGGACAAGAACAAAATGAAAAGTTTATGGAAAGAACATAAAGCACTGTTAATAATTATTATTCCATGTGCTATATTGTTGCTTGCGATAATATCTTCAATGTTTGCCAAACCTAATGACCCATATATGATTGAATTTGCAGGAAATACATTTGAAATTACAGATTCAAAAGAAGATATTAAATCAGAATATGGTGACGCTTATAGTGAATCAGAAGTGTGTGGTGCTTTAACAGATGAAAACAATAAAGGAATAGCACTAATGTTTGATGACGATGATGAACTAGTTGCAATTGAAAATCCACAAAGAAGTAAAAGTGTTAAAGTAGGTGGTGTGTCTATTGGTGACACTGTAGAAGATGTGGCTAGCACATTAGGTACAGATACAGATGATTTTAAAAATGGTGAAACAACATTACTTTTTTACAGAGATAAGGAGATAAAATACAGAGAAAGAATCGCAGATGATTTTCCTTTTGATAGTATTATTTCCAAAGGGAAGAAATCAGATTACATTTTGAGTATAGAGGTGCAAAATTCTAAAGTTAAATCTCAAGCAATTTATTTGGCAAGGGATTATGCAAATGATGCTGAAGAAAAATTAGAAGAATATTATGGATCATATCAATGGTAATTAACTAACCAACACAAGGGAACTTAGTTTAACCGACTAGGTTCCTTTTTTGATGCAATGAAAGGAGGAATCATGCAGATTTTAGATCGTTTAAAAATGGAACTATCAAATCAAGAATACTTTTCGGATGAACAATACACACAATTTTTACTAGAAAATGGTTTATCTGCTGTGGCAGAATATAACAAGGCAACAGACCAGAGACAGATGTTGTTATCTGCTTTAGATATCTTAGAGGCGGTTAGTAACGACATTGATATTATGCGCCAGACAATTACAGAATTTACAACAACATCACAAGCATATAAATACCTTGAGAAAAGAATACAGAATCTTAGAGATAAGATTGCATCTATTCCAGAGCCAGAAGAGGAATATTCATGCTTTTCGCTTATGTTTACAAGTAAGAATCCTACGGTTTATTCGCCTGCTGATTATGGATCAAGAAGAATCTCTAAATCAGATATTGATGTTATGATGGGCGGTGAGTAGCATGAGAGTTAGCGAAAGCCCAAGCGATAAATATTTAGATCAGACAAGTTTACAGTATCTTGTCGAAAAGATCAAAGATGAAATTAAAAAGAATGGTGGATCATCTGGCGGTAATGTAGATTTATCCGACTATTACACGAAATCTCAGATTGATGATATCGTAAAAAAACTGCCGAGTGGCTCAACAGGCGTAGGAATCTCTGGCGTATCAATTAACAGTGCAGGGCATCTGATTATATCTTTGACAGATGGTACGGTAACAGATGTTGGAAATGTTGTTGGAAAAGACGGTGTTAATGGTACGAATGGGAAAGACGGAGTTGATGGCAAGAATGGAATTGATGGTGTAAATGGTAAGGATGGAACGAACGGCAAGGACGGTACTAATGGGGTTGATGGACAAGATGGTGTCGATGGATTTTCGCCACAGATCGTAGAAAATGCCGAAAACACAGATACACAATATAAACTGGATATCACTACGGCAGCAGGTACATTTACAACGCCTAATCTGAAAGGTAAAGACGGACAGGATGGAAAAGATGGAACTGGTGGCAGTGGCGGTGGTGCTTCAAGCGAGGTATATTCAACAGATGAGATTGAGGTAGGTACTTGGATTGATGGCAAACCGATTTACCAAAGGGTTGTGCCTGTTACGTTATCATCAACTGCCAAAAGTGGATCGGTTGCCTCTGATGTGACTAAGATAGAATCGACAGTCAGTGCATTGGTTGACATGAGGGCGGTCAGAACACAATCACAGTTTATGGTGATGAGTACCACACATATAATGAATACAAGTATATCTTATATTACATCTTTTGCAGATTTTAAAGATGCCATACTGTCAATGTCTTTGGCAAAGGATGGAACACTTTTTATAAGTCACGGTTATAAGTATAATGGATGGAAGTTAAATATTATTTTAAAATATGTGAAATAAAATGCTTGACAATTTGTTTTTTGCTTGGTATACTAGTCAAGCAGTCAACGAGAAATCTAGCGCTATGAGATGTAAATAATCTAGCGTGAGATATGAAAAACTCGCATGAATGCGTTATTATATGCGGATGTGGCGGAATTGGCAGACGCGCTAGATTTAGGTTCTAGTGTCTACGACGTGCAGGTTCAACTCCTGTCATCCGCAGTTCTTTTAAGGATTGACAAGCATAACAAGATATGATAGAATATTCTTGTTATGAGTTACAAAATCATATAACACTTACGGGGTGTGGCTCAGCTTGGCTAGAGCGCTTGATTTGGGATCAAGAGGT